ATGCTCCATTACAAGCTGCACAATTAATATATGAACTGTCAGGGTCTACTCCTGATGCTCCTTGTACCGCTTGAATTTCCCAACAATATCCATTATATCTAACAGATTCTCCTGCAGTATATGAACCTGTTGTTCTAAAGTATTGTTCTAATAGTGGGACATCACATCTTGTTGCAACATAATATGTATAAGGAGGTTGAGTTGTTGTAGTAGTAGTAGTAGTAGTACTTACACAATCAACTTGTCCGCCTTGTTTAACTGTATTTCTAGTTGAACTAAATACATAAATATATCTTGTTCCATTAGGTTGAGTTGTATAAGTTCTTGTTCCACCTACAATTATACTTGTAGCACCACCTGCTGCTAATGCAGGATTATCATAAGTTGTATCGTTTGCATAATATGTAGTTCCATCTCCACCTGCAAAATTATCTATTGTTATAGTTTGAGTAAGACCTGTACATGTAGCTGTTAAATCTAAAGTTACAGGAGGTAATGTTGTAGTAGTTGTAGTAGTTGTAGTAGAAGCAGGGCATCCTGTCAAACCTGAATTAACAATGCCTATTTGTGTTCCTGAAGGGTCGCTGAATAATACACTAGCTACCACTAATGTTGATGGCACTCCTAAAACTGTACCAAATACCCTGTCTGTTACGGCAGCATATCCAATATCATAATTTGTTGTATATACTGTTCCACCACCGTTACAATTTGTTAATTGATACCAAACTTGTTGTAAAGTAGTACTAGTTGTAGTAGTAGAGGTGCTTAAAGGACATGCACTACATCCTCCACCCGTAACAGTTGCAGTTATTGTAGGAAATCCTGAAATATTAATATCTAAAGTATTACCGCTATATGCTAAAACATAATTTCCATCAGGAAGTGTAGCAAATCCATTTGAAGTAAATATTGTACAATTACAAAAATCTACAGCATTACCTACTACATTTTGAGTACCTGTTGGATTTAAACAAGCATTAGTTGCATTACTTGCATAATTTACGGTTTGAGCAAATAAAGTCGTTGTAGTAGTCGTAGTACTAGTAGTCGTAGTCGTTGTTGGACAAATATAACTAGAATACTCTGCAGTAATTCCTGTTGAATTTCCAACAGGCCAAGCTTCCCAAGTTCCTGTACCTAATTCAGAAGTATTTCTCGCAACATTCCCAATTGCAGTATTGTAAATATACCAAGCATCTCCACCAAAGAATATAGAACCACTTCCACCTGTTAGTGTAAAAGCTGCTGAAGGATTATCTCTTGTATAAGTTCCATTAGCAGCAGTATATGAGCCATTAGAAATAATGATACTATTAATGTAATTTGCACAAATAGTAGTTGTAGTTGTTGTCGTACTTGTAGTAGGAGCTTCTGTTGTAGTAGTTGTTGTCGTACTTGTAGTAGGAGCTTCTGTTGTAGTAGTTGTTGTCGTACTTGTAGTAGGAGCTTCTGTTGTTGTAGTAGTCGTAGTACTAGTTGTAGGAGCTTCTGTTGTTGTAGTAGTCGTAGTACTAGTTGTAGGAGCTTCTGTTGTTGTAGTAGTCGTAGTACTAGTCGTACTTGGAATAGGAATAAAAGTAGTTGTTGTGGTTGTGGTTGTACTTGTTGTAGTTGGGTCTGAATTAGTTTCAGCAGTACCCCATACATCATCATCGTCTACAGTTGTCAATACATTTACGCCACCAATTTGTTCTATCCAAAAAATACCAAAGCCTAAATTATTTAATGCAGGAATTAATCCCTGTGGGCTATCGAATGTTCCATCGTAGCCTACGGTATAATTTTCCCCATTAACATTAATAGTAAAACTTGGCATTATTCGGTATCAATTAAATAGTTACAATAATCGGTAAATACATCTGTACCTAATGCTTGTTCAACTTCTGTAAAAGCATTATCTTTATATCCTGAAATTTCATCTAATATCTGTGAAGGAGAAGTACTACTAGAAAATACTTTTAAATTCAATGTAGTATTTTCAAGCATAGTGAAATTTAATGAACTTGTTCCATTAAAAGTAACTAGATTCTCAGGCGGATAGTAGTAAACAACACATTGTGATTGATATGGGTCTAAAGTAAATGGTAAAGCTATAACTGTTGCATTACCTGCAATATCACTATCAATATAAGTATTTACTTGAGAAACTTGAGCACAATTTGATGATTGAGCATAAAAGAAATTAGTTCCATAATTATTAGTTGAAATAGATTCAGTTATTGCTGCATAAGTAGGCGAAAAAGCTGTATCAATATCAATAGGAACGACTGCTTGTAAAGCAGGTGTAGTCAAAATAGTTACTACAGGTGTAATTACTGTTGGAATATTAAGATTAGGAGGTAAAGCCCATTGATATTGAGTAGTAGAATTAAAAGTAACATTAGCTGTTAGAAACGGCACATTAGGAATAGGAAAATTTGTATTATTCACTATCTGAAATTGCAGTAATTGTTCCTTCGTTAATGCTAATGGTTGTTCTTGTGCCATTCTTTAATAAGTTATATAACTTTATTACCTTCTGTGTCAGATACAAATAATCTACCATCTGTTTTATTTGGCATAATTTTTAAGCCATACTCTTTAGCAAATTCTCTATTCATATCAGCTAAAAACTCTTTTGATTCTCCTGCTTTTTTTGCTTCTATAAATGCTTTCATACATATTTTAGCATTTTTTGTTTTTTCTTCTGAATTTCCATCAGCAGAAGCATTTGAATCAGTTTTTTTATTGGTCTTCTTTTTAACATCAATGGGCTTTATTTTTTTAAAAGCCCAAAAAAGCAAAAATCCACCACCAAAAATTAATAACAGCTTTTTTACATTTGTATTCATTTTGCACTCTTTTTTGTATAATAATATAATCCAACACCTGCGGCTACTGCAATAGCAATATATAAACCATATTTTTTGATGCTACCATAAAAATCATTTTTTAGTCTTGCTTTTTTAGCTTCATCTATTTTCTTTAAAGCATCATCAGTTTCATCAGGAGTTACTACTCCTCTTTTTGTTAATATACTAGTTAGAACTTTTTGTAATGCTAATTTACTAGAATCTATAGCTTGTTTTTGACCTGCATCGATACCACCTTTGGCAATAGCTTTATTTAGATTTTCCAACTCAATTTTAATCTCATCAGCCAATATAGTTTTTTTATTTGGCGTAAATATTTGTCCTTGTAACACTTCCATTTTATGATTTTTTAGCTGTAAATAATAAGAAACCTAAAAGACCAATACCTGCAACAACTCCTAAAATAGTTACAACTTGGTTAGTTTTTTCTCTTTCTAATGCAATATTGCCAAAAGTTTGTACTCTAGCTTGACTAACTCCACCTAAAGCATTAGCTAATATTTGCTGCCTAGATGTTTCATCTTGTGCTTTTATCAAAGCATTGTTTAATTGCTTTTTTTGGTCGTAGTCTAAAAGACTTAGATTTTGTTCATATTGGGTTCTTAACCTAGAATCTCTTGTACTTGCTATGGTACCCGCTACTGCGGTACCTGCTGATACAACTGCTGCTCCTGTCATTAACCATGCCATAATTATCCAATTTTATTTTTATCAATCTTTTCTTTATAATCTAAATGAATATTAGTACCTGTAAGATAGTTTACATGCGGTTCTATTATTTCATTTTCAATTTCATCTACTATGTTTTGTTTTTCTTCTTCAGTCAAATCATTGTAAGTCAACTTCATATCTTCTAATGGATGATATGTTGTCCAAATACAATCTTCTTCAATAAATAAAACTCTTCTAGTTCCCGCTAAAGTTATACCCGTATAAGGGGCCGCTAACTCAATCCATTCTCCCGCATCAATTTGTACCAAGGCTACTCCTTTCGAAATAGTGTATGGATGATTAGAATTATGAATTTTGCTAGTTAGCAAAGAACCTTTTGGCATAGATATTTCCCTTATGTACATTCCATCTGTAAATCTATGTACTACGGGACATTCTATTAATTCCAAATTATCTACTATTGCCGCTTCTAATTCATCAATCCTTTGGTCATTTTCTCTTTTTATGGTTTCGTTTTGCATTAATCTTTTTTTCTTGAATAAATTAAACCTATAGCTAGTAAACCTAATAATGATATAATAACTATTTTCTCTATTCTAATGTTTCTATTTATCTGCTCTTGTTTAACTATCACACCTGCAAGGTTTTCAACCCTTTTTGATTGTGCATTTTGTATAACAGCAGCAATAATTCTATAAGTCTCTTCCTCTGTTTTAGCTTTTTCTATTGAATTAATCAAAGCTTGTTGTTGGTCATCGCTAAGATTAGACAAATAGTTTTGAAACTGTTGAGCTTTTTTAGCATCATTTAAAGCAGCAAAACCCCCTGCCAAAGCAGCCCCTATTTCAGCAAACTGTCCAATTGTTTGTGCAGTACCTATTTTTTTTAAGTCCCCATCAGAAAATATCTTTTGAATAGGATTTATTGCTTTAGGGTCTCCTTTAGGTATCATTTCAAAAAGTTATTTTTAATTATTTCCCATAATACTGTCCAAACTGCACCACCTACAACAAATGCACCCATTAATTTATTTCTAAGAGCATTACTTTTTTCGTTTTGGTCTTCTAATTTTTTAACTCTTGAAATCAACCCTTCCTGTTGAAAAGCTTCATTCCCTACAATAACTTTATAAATTTCATCAATTTGAGGACTAATTTTCATCATAGTTTTCTCAATATGATTAACTCTCACAGTCAAGTTTTCACTTGAGCTTACAGTTCTAGTTGTTGTCTTTTTAGCAGGAGCAGCCATAAACACTTAAATATTTAGTATAAAAATAGTACAATTTTAGATTTATATACTAAAAATTGAGTAATATTTAATGATTACTTATAAAGACATATAATCTAATATTCTCTCAATACACATTTCAGGAGTAAAATTTGTAGTATTTATAGAACAATTCTTTCTAGCTTCAAAATAAGGGAGGTCAAAATCTTTTACATGAAATTCTTGCTTTTCTCTAAAATCAACATTGAATAAATGAACCCAAAGTACATTATTACACATACCATCCAAATATTCTCTTGATGCTTGAATAGGATATACTGCACTGATAATCACTAAGTTATACTTACTTTCCAAAAAAGTAGCTATATCACTAATCCTTCTTAGGTTATTTATTCGACCTTCTTTTGAATAGTCAGTATCTTTAAAAATAGCACGAATTTCATCTCCATCTATGATAACAGGGGTTGGTTGATTTTGTAAGAAAATCCTTTCTTGAAGCAATTTAGCCAAAGTAGTCTTACCTGAGCTAGGTTGGCCATAAAAAACTACTATCATATTGATTTACAGTTGGTTATAAGACTTCTCCTCTACGAATTGACTTCCGTAGGCCATATTTATCTCTTTTTTAGCTATTGCTCTTTTATCATTTAGTACATAAACAGACCTAGCTAAATGTACAAATTCTTCTCCAAAAGAGTTTGCTTGTTCAAATTCTCTCAATAAATCCTCTACTTCCCATAAAGTTTCATTGATTTCCAACAATCTTTTAAAATCTTCATTATCCTCATCTACTTCTAATTCATCCTTCATGAGGTTTTGCAGGTAGTAGTACTCTTTCATGACATTCGTCAGTTTGGCCTCATCTTTAATCTTTTCTGATTTAATTTTGAGGATGGTAAGTCTGTCAAATGCTTCTCCGATGCTAATTTCAATTATCATAAAAATATTTTAGATTGTAAATATACAAAATATGTAGAAAATACATTAATTTTATAAAATAAAAATAACCATGCAAAAGATTTTCTATAATTCATCCCTCCCTCGTTCAGGGGCGACTCTTTTACAGAATATCCTTGCACAGAATAATGATATTTATGCCCCTTCTATGGGAGCTTTGACTGAAATAATAGTTTCAGCAAAAAATGAGTTCTTAATGAACTTGCAATATCAGCACCCTTCTCAAGAACAAATCTTAAAAAAAGCATTTACTAGTTTTTGTAAAGAAGGATTAAAAGCCTATGCTGCTAATATTACAAACAAGCCTTATTATGTTGACAAAAACTTCTCTTGGGGGTATTTCTACGATTATTTAGTTCAAATCAATAATGAGGCCCCTAAGATTATATTTATGGTAAGGGATTTAAGAGACATTTTTGCTTCTTTTGAAAAAAACTATAGAAATGATTTTTTGAAAATAAACTCCCACATAAATTGGAATGAATTAAAAAATACAACTATGGAAAAAAGAATTGTGGAGTGGTCAACAAAACCACCTTTAGCTTTAAATTTAGAAAGATTAAAAGAAATAATAAATTGGGGAAATGATAGCAAAATGTTATTTATAAAGTACGAAGAATTTTGTATATCTCCTGAAAGTGAAATCAAAAGAATTTACGACTTTTTAGAAATTCCTTATTTTTTACATGATTTCAAATCAGTAGAAAAAACAACTATAGAAAACGACATGTTACACTTTGCTAGTCATAAAATAAAAAGCAAAGTCTCTGTAAATGAAACAAAAGCCGAAGAAATCATAGGCAAAGAGGCTTGTAATTGGATATATAAAAATCATCAATGGTACTTTAAAAAATTTAATTATGCAATCTGCTGAAATAATTAATCCATTTAGGCCTTTCATATTCAAATTAAATTTTGAATTTGATTGGAATATTTTGAAACCAATATGTGAAGATATTATTGTGGATGAAGGTGCTCGTTCTACATCACAAAAAAACTTTGCTAAACCTCATAATATAAAAGATTTTAAACCATATTATGATTGGTTGAAGCCATGGGTTGATAATTTAGCTAATATCAAAATGGCTTTTAATGAATATCAAATGAGATATTATGTTACCGATAGTTATGTAAATGTTCATAAAAGTAATGCTCAAGCTAATGAACATAATCATGCTTGTAATTCTATTGTGGTAGCTGCTTATTTATACATGCCCGATAATGGTGGTTATTTTCAAGCTAAAGACCCTTTAGAATATCACAAATCTAATTTGCCAATTAGTAACGAAAATATTTGGAGTACTTTACCTACAAAAACAAATGATGTGTTGGTCTTTCCTTCATGGCTTCAACACAGAACACAGCCTAATATATCAAATGAGGATAGATGGGTATTGACTACAAATTTTTCTCACAAATTTTAATTTAGATTATGAAAGAAAGTAATCAAGTATCAGTTTTAAATCCACATTCAAGCTATATGTATAAACTACATTATGAATTTGATTGGGACTTATTAGCTCCAATTTGTCATGAATTAATTTCAACAACTCCACAAGGATTATCATTAGTTGTTAATGGACATACTTCTCATCAAAATAAAAAACAACCTCATAAAATTAAAGAATTTACACCATATTTTGATTGGTTAAAATTTATGGTTACAGAAGTTGCGACAAAGGGCATGGGATATTCAAAAAACTTTCATGATTATAGAATAAAAAATAGTTGGGTTAATGTACATGAAAAAGATGGTATAACTACAGCTCATAATCATTCAAATACTTTTATGGTAGCTGCTTCTTATTTGAACATGCCTGAGAATGGTGGATTTTTTGAATGTAAAGACCCGCTTGAATATGTTAAAGGAGAATATTATTATGATGACCCTATGTGGATGTGGAAACAAATACCTACAATATCAGGAGATGTTTTAATATTCCCTGCATGGCTTAGACATAGAACTCAATTAAATCAATCAAATGAAAAAAGATGGGTATTAACTACAAACTTTTCTCAAGAATTTAATCCAAACAAGTTTTGGGATGACCCAAATTATGATACAGAAAAAATTATATAAATGAAAAATATATGTTTAGAATTGAGTGAATGTAATGGATTAGGAGACTTAATATGTGCAACTCCTGCTATTAAAAAAATAAGTGAAGCTTATGATACAAAAATATTAGTCATTTCAAAAATGCCTGAAGTTTTTAAAAATAATCCTTATGTGGAAAGAAGTATAAAATCTTCTAGCGTTGATATGGGATATGTTAAAGACAATTATATAGTGCATAATTCTTTTTATAATGTCGGTAGTAAAAATGAAAGGGGCGTAGAATACAAGCATAACACAATAGATATTAGACAATTTCATGCTATCAATCTTGGTTTTATGCTTGGCAAAGATGAAATGGAATGTTTTTATATACCAACTGAAGAATGTTCTTTTGAAATACCTAAAAAACCTTACATTTTAATACATCCTGTAAGCACATGGCCTTCAAGAACTTGGTCTGCTAAAAATTGGATGAATTTAACAAAAGAATTAAATGATAAGGGGTACGATGTAGTATCTATTGGAAAGGATTCTTCTGAAACAGGATTTTTTAATGTTCAAAAACCTGTTTTTAATTTTGAGATTGAAAAGGGTTTAAATTTAATGAATAAAACTTCTATTTCTGATTGTTGGCACCTTATGATTAATGCTGCTGCATTTGTAACGATGGATAGCGGATTATTACATTTAGCAGGTACTACAGATGTTCCAATTATTCATTTAGGTTCATCAATAAAGCCTGAATTTAGAATACCTTATAGAGACAATAGACAAGATTATAAATACGAATATGTAAGAGGTGGATGTAATTTAGAATGTGCTTCTAACATGAAATATGGTGTTGAAACATGGGGAAACATACAAGGTGTACAACCATTAATAGGATGCTGTGAAAATAAAGAAAGTTACGAATGTCATCCATCAGTAAAACAAGTATTAGATAAATTAATAGAAATGATATGAAAAAAAAGCTACTAATTATTACGCCACATTTAAGTACAGGTGGAGCTCCACAGGTTACAGTAAACAAAATTTCATTAATAAAAGAAGATTTTGAGATTAAAGTTATTGAACATGCTTTTGTTGCTTGGGCCTTCGTAGTTCAAAGGAATAGAATTATTGATTTAGTTGGAGAACAAAACTTTCATTCTTTAGGAGAAGATAAGTATAGTGAACTTATGCAAATTATGCAACAGTTCAATCCTGATGTAGTATCTATGGAAGAGTTTCCTGAAATGTTTATGGATGATAAAATGTCTAGCTTTTTATATTCAGAAACAAGAAGTTGGAAAATAGTAGAAACTACGCATGATAGCAGTTTTAACCCCATAAACAAAAAATGGATGCCTGACAAGTTTGTATTTGTTAGCCCATATAATATGATGAAGTACGACCACTTAAATGTACCTCAAGAGATTATTGAATATCCAATTGATGCTAAAACTTCAGATAAAAGGATTGCAAGAGAGAAATTAGGACTTGAGCATGATTACAAACATGCGGTAATAATAGGCTTATTTACACCTAGAAAGAATCAGAAATACGGCTTTGAAATGGGAGAAAAGCTAAAAGACTATAAAATAAAGTTTCACTTCTTAGGAAATCAAGCAGGTAATTTTGAGAGCTATTGGAAACCAATGATGGATAATAAGCCCGAAAACTGCGTTATTTGGGGAGAAAGAAGCGATACAGAGGACTTTATTAGGGCGGCTGACCTTTTCTTCTTCCCTTCTAAAGGAGACCGAGGAAATAAGGAATTAAACCCTATTGTAATAAAAGAAGCTGCAGAGTATAAGCAAATACCTAAGCTAATATATAACCTAGATGTTTATTTAAACAGATGGAACGGATATGAAGATTTTCATTATTTAACAGGTAATCTTACTGAAGATGCTGACAAAGTTATAGAACTGACTCAAGCAAAACCTACTAATAACAAAAGAGAAGTCATTATTGTGGGTACATGGCCTAATTTGGATAGCAGAGTACAACTTACAAAAGATACTATTAATAGCTTAAAGCCATTGGGTAGAAAGATTATGCTTTTATCACATTACCCTGTTGATGAAGATATTCAAAAAATGGTTGACTACTATATATACGATGAGCATAACCCATTGACTCATCATTCATATTATACAAGATTTTATAGATTTACAGATGACTACCATGCTGAAATTAACATTAATGGGTTAAAAAACAGCAATCAATCGTTAACCGTATTAACAAACCTATTTAACGGAGCAAAAGCTGCCAAAGCATTAGGATATGAAGCTTTCTTTTATACTACTTATGATGTTGTTTTAGACCCTAGGGATATAACAAATATTGAGAAAGCATTTGATATTGATGCAAAAGAACCATACATGTATAAGGCTTATCTAGGTAGCTTGAACACTCCTTTTGGGAAAGGTATACAAACGAATGGAATGGCTTTTAGTGTTGATTTTTTCTTAAATACTTTTGATGATGTAAGGACTGCAGAAGAGTACAATAATATTTGTCAAAATATTGGTGCTCAAAACTTCCTTGAAGATTATTTACTTAAAAAACTAAAAGGCCTAGAAAAAGAATATTTTATTGAGCATAACGATGAAGAAACCCTTTTAAAGCATAGTGGATTAGGTGTAGCATCAAACTCTGAATATTATTCAATTATACCTATTGTAGGAAAGCCTAATAACTATATGTTCTATTTCTTTACTTACAATGTAGATAGCAGAAAGGTTAATATTACTATGCGTGAAGGAGGACAAGATTTTTTCATATACAGATGGCAAATTGATAAAAGCAAAGAGTTTAAAAAAGAATTTGAATACAAAGGTCGTGAAATTGAAGTAGAGCTTGATTTTTATGATGGAGATAGAATATATAAAAATGAAAAGCATGTTTTAAATGATAAAACCCTTCATAAATACGAGCATACAGGACATTATAAGATTAAAAATAGAAAACCTAAAATTAGATTAGTTCACTTACAAACAACTAGAAATGACGAAAGAGAACAAAAAAGTAGAGAATCCCTCAATCATGTGGCCAACTACGGGTGGGAATATATCTTACACACCAATATCCCCTATGGAGACTTGCCACCTAAGTACAACTGCCAACGACCAAACTGCGTTTCAATGGACCTCTTCAATGACGAGCAAGTTCGTGAATTGGGGACCGCACTTACTCCTTCACATTACGGATGCTTCGAATCATTTAAAAATGGAATTATGAGTGAATTTGATGACAGTATTGATTTTCTTATAGTTTGCGAAGGGGACTGTATTATTGAAGTGCCTATACACGAATTTGTAGAGAAAGTTGAAAAGTCTTATCAAATTATAGAAGATAATAAAATAGGTTATATGTCTTTTGGGGATGTAAAAACATTGGAACATGGTTGGTTACAATCTCCTGTTAGAGAAGTTGTTCCTGACCAAGATTTATTATTTATTACCGACCATATTATTGGACTACAATGTATTGGCTTTCCAAAAAGCGTTAAAAAATGGCTTTTAGAAAGATTAAGAACTGAAAAATGGGATGCCGCAGATATGTTTTTTAACCATATTTTTTACGGAAGTCCTCATAAGTTTGGTATTGTGCATAACAGATTAACAACACAAGCTGAAGGATTTTCATTAATTGACAAACAAGAAAAGAAATTTATATGAGAATAGCACAAGTTATAAGTAGCAATTTGCCTATTTTACCGACAGGTCAAAGAGGATGGGGAGCAACTGAATTAATTATGGATGAGTATACTAAAAACTTTAGAATACTAGGAAATGAAGTAGACTTATTATATTTAAACAATGTTCAACCTAAAATGTATGACATAGTTCACATACATGTGGCAAACCTTTGTATTGAAGCACATAAAAGGGGTATTGAGTATGTATATTCTACACATGACCATCATAGCTACCATTATGGGAAAAATAGTAGTAACTATAAAGAGCAATTGGAAGCAATGAAAAAATCTATTTTCTCTTTAGCTCCTGCTGAATATGTAGTTGACTATTTTGATGATACAGATAAGTTATTTTATTTATCACATGGCGTAGATATTAATTATTATACACCAACTAAAGCATTTTATTCTGTTAAAAATGAACCCGTAGTACATAAGCTATTGATGTGTGCTAACAATGGAGTTGCAGGGGATTATGGAGCAGACAGAAAGGGTTTTAGATATGGTATTGAAGCTGCTAAAATGTTAAACCTTCCAATTACTATAGTTGGTGCAGATGCTAATACTAAATTTTTTGAAATACACAAAGATTTATTACAATATGATAAATTGACTGTTATTGACACAAATCCAAATGAAGAAGAAAAGTTAAAGATTTTTCAAGACCATACTATTTTCTTACATCCATCTAATCTTGAATATGGACATCCTAATTTGACTTTACTTGAGGCTGCTAGTGTTTGTATGCCTATGGTGGCTACATATAAAGGAAGTAAGGATATTGCAGGTTTAGTTAAAATAAATGAATTATCAAATAGTAGTGTAGTTGCAGGTATTCAGGTTGTTATGAACGATTACGAAAGAATGATTGATAATATGGCTAAAGAGAGAAGTTCATATAGTTGGTTAAATGTATGTAAAAAGTTAGAAAAAAAATATAATGCAGTACAGCAATTTCAAAATTATGATTCAGGTAAGATTAGAGAAAAATATGTTAATGTATATCAAAATATTTAATTTATGAGAGTAGAATCAGTAATAATATCAGATTTCTATAACAATGTTGATGAAGTTAGAGAATTTGCTCTTTCACAAGAATTTGGAGTGAAAGGTAACTTCCCTAGTTTTAGAACTAAACCATTCTTAAATGATAATATCAAAAAAGTTATAGAAGATACTATTCAACCATTATCAGGAAATATTACTTGGCTAGTAGATGAATATACGGGGGCTTTTCAATATACAACTGCTGAAAATAGGTCATGGTTACATGTAGATGGTACAGATTGGGCAGGAGTTTGCTATTTAACACCTGATGCTCCATTATCAGGAGGTACAGGTTTATTTAGGAAAAAAACAAAAGAAATATCTCATTTTTCTGCAGATTTTTATGATATGACACAATGGGAACTTGTAGATAGAATAGGTAACCTATACAATAGACTTATTCTATATAGAGGAGACTTATATCATACTTCTCTTGATTATTTTGGTAGAGATTTACAAACAGGAAGATTATTTCAAACATTCTTTTTTAATACAGAATTTTAATTATGATAACTTACAACATCCACCATGTAAATGGACTTTACTTTGAAATTACTGATGACGAAGGTAAAAATAGAGAATACGATATTACATTCTATAATAGGAAAGAGTCTAAGAACATATATGATACTAAATTAAAAGTAGGTTCATGGGCTAGATTAGATAGAAAATACCTCTCAGATGTGGCCGTAATGGTTAAATATGAAGGAAGAGTAATTAAGCAAATTAACTTTTTAGATGAGATTAAAGGTAAAAGAGTATTTATATCTTTTGAGAGCAAAGCTTTAGGAGACACTTTAGCTTGGATGCCTTACTGTGCTGAATTTGCCAAGTATTATCAATGTAAAGTAGTTGTATCAACTTTTAAAAATTTCCTTTTTGAGAATCAATACCCTGAATTAGAGTTTGTAGGTAGAGGAGAGGTTGTAAATAACATAGTTGCTATGTTTGAGTTAGGTTGGTATTGGGAGACTAACAAAGAACCTGTAAACCCTATATTGATTCCGTTACAGAAATCAGCTACTAATATACTTAATTTGCCCTATCAGGAATTGATACCTAATTTGGATTTTACCCCAAAAGAGAGGCCTTATGAGCAGAAATATGTTTGTATTTCAATACATTCTACTGCACAGCTTAAATATTGGTATTATTGGCAGGAATTAATAGATTGGCTAGTTTCAGAAGGATATAAAGTAATTGAAATTTCAAATCAAGATACTTTAGACTTAAATAACATAGACTTATTAAAAGATAGGTCGATGGAAAACACAATGAATGTAATTCATCATTCTGAGTTCTTTATTGGGCTTTCAAGCGGACTTGGATGGTTGTCATGGGCTATGCGTAAAAAAGTCTTTATGATAGCTAATTTTACCAATGCTGACCATGAATTTAGTCATAACACTATTAGAATTACAAATGAGGCTGTTTGTCATGGATGTTGGCATAATCCTTTATTTAGATTTAATAAAGGCGATTGGAACTATTGTCCTGAGCATGAAGATACACCAAGACAATTTGAGTGTCATAAATCAATTAGTGCTCAAAAAGTAATTAATTTAATTAAGCAAAATAGATAATATGAAAGGCGAAATTATTTCAATGTTCCCTACTTGTTTATTATTAAATAATATAGATAGAGAATTTAATGAAGACGAAATAAATTGTATTTTAGAATATAAAGATGGTGTTCGTGAAAACACAGGCAATATTACTACTGACGATGTTTTTGTATTAGAAAACCCAAGATTATCAGATTTAAAAAAATTAATTAATGAAGCTTTAAATGACTATTTAAAACAAATATATCATCCCATAAATAATGTTAAATTATTATCAACTATTTCATGGCTAAATTTTACAGATAAAACTCAATATCATCATAAACATTACCATCATAATAGTATTGTAAGTGGATGCTTGTACATAAATGCTAAAAGAGAATCAGATTGTATTTTTTTTACAAAAAGAGCCACAGGGGAAAATTGGCAATTACAAGCTAATAACTATAATGCTTTTAATTCTAATGAGTTTACTTTACCTGTACATACAGGAGATTTAGTATTATTCCCATCTAATTTAATACATAGCGTTCCTCAAACTGACCATGACTACACTAGAATTAGTCTTGCATTTAATTCTTTCTTTTCAGGAGAATTGGGATTCATTGATGGAGCTATGAAAGGAATTAATTTTTTAAAAATTCAATTACCAAACCAACAATAATTTATGGAAAAAGGATTTATATTGCCAATATTCCCAACCGTAATAACAATGAATAAAATCTATAGGCCTTTTACTCAAGAAGAGCTTGATTTTATGCTTTCATTTAAAGACAAAGTTCGTGAAAATCAATCTAATACAGAAGATATATATATACTTGAAAATCAAAAGCTTTTGGATATTAAGAAATTATGCGAAAATGCTTTGAACGATTATTTGTTACAAGTTTATGACCCAATAAACCCAAATAACATTAGTTTAAAAATAACCCATTCTTGGCTTAATTTTACTAAAAAAGGTCAGTTTCATCATCCACATACTCATCATAATAGCATTTTGTGTGGATGTCTTTATGTCAATGCTACTAAAGACAAAGATACAATAACATTTACAAAAATGGATTCAGGAGAAAATTGGCAGATACAAACTAATAATGAAAATAGTATAAATAGTAACCAATTTACAATATCAGTTGAAACAGGGGATATTATTATTTTCCCATCAAATTTAACTCATACCGTTCCAACAATAGAAACAGATGGCAGAGTTTCTTTAGCTTTTAACTCTTTCTTTTCAGGAAATATCGGTTTTATAGAAGGACCATTGAAAGGAATTAATTTTTTAAAAATAGATTTACCAAACCAAAAACAATTTAAACCTTTATAGTATGCAATACATGATACATTCATTATTTCCTACTCCTATTGTAAAAACTAATTTTAATAGAGAATTTACATTAGAAGAATTAGATATAGTCTTTTCAGAAAAAAAAGGCCATAGCGTTGGTAATAGTAGCTCAAATAATAGAAGGATTTTAGAAAACCCTGCTTTTATTGAAATTAAAAAATTTTCTCAAGATTGCTTAGATTTATGGGTTGATAAAATAATAGCACCTGCTTATGAAAATTCTGTAAAATTAAAAATTACGCAGTCATGGTTGAATTATACCGATAAAAAAGGACATCATCATTTACACTATCATCCAAATAGCGTTATAAGTGGCGTTATATATATACAAGCAACTGAATTTAAAGACCAAATTGAATTTCAAAATACAGATATAAACCCATGGCATATTCATACAGAAACATCAAATGCTTTTAATAGTAATTTATATCATGTACCTGTAAAAACAGGAGATGTTGTATTATTTCCATCTACTATTTATCATGGTGTACCTGAAGTACAAGGAGATAAAACTAGAATAAGTTTAGCTTTTAATTCTTTTTGGGTTGGGGGAATTGGATATTCCAATGATGAGACTAACTACTTAGAAATTAAAGATATATACTAGTTATTTATAATGTTCCCCACCTAACCATAACACTAGAGACTTTCTTACTCCTTTAGTAATAGGTGTAACCCTGTGCATCATATATGAAGGGAATACAACTGTAAGCCCTTTCATTTTCATTATTGATTCTGAATTTTCAGGATTTCCACCTTTAAAATATTGTAACTCCCCTCCTTCATACTCACTAGGGTCTGATAGTTGTACTACCATAGAAACTTTTCTTTTTGACATTAACCCATTTCCTATATCTTGATGCCATCCATAATGTCCTTCTTGAGTAGCATGGTATTCTGTATATTGAATATTATCTATAACTGAATATAAATCAAAATTCCAACTATTTTTATTAGCTTCAGATGCTAATTCCATTAGTTTAAAATATAACCAACCAAAACCATCATTTTTTGGAATCCATTTAACATTAGATGACCTTATTTCTTTATTAAATTTACCTTCTCCTGCAACAAGAGCTTCATGGTATGGTAACTTTTCTACTAAACTAAAAACTTTATCTATTTCTTGTTGATTTAAACCGATTTGAAAATAGTAATAATTTACCATATCACATTCTGCGGTTTCAAAGATGGGTTGGATTTGCATGGTTATTTTTTAAATTTTATTTTTTATTTTTATGAGTATAAGTCCTCTTTTGCTTTTAATTTAATATCCAATTCTTGAAGGGCTTTTATTAGTACTCCCATACTTGAAGATATTATAATTCTGTCATGGGTAGTACCTGCAATTTCTTCAGGTGTGTCTTCTGCAATGAAACCATATTTAGTTTCTCCTTCCATTGTATCAATATCAAATTCATAACTAACAATTTTAGTTGCGTTAAGAATATTTAATGCTGATTTAGTAAAAGGTTGAATATCATATTTTAATTCTTCAGTTGATGTAGGAAAAAAGTTTGGAGAACCTATTCCTCCATTAGTACTTTTCCACTCATTTGGAGCTGTAATAAAATTAATACCACTATTGCTTCTAGCTCCTTGACCATCATACGCTTGTGCTTGAGTTGCATAATATAATTGGTTCCAAAAACATTGATTAAATGTCATAGGAGAAGCTTGATTCAAAGTTTGATTATTACTATTTGCGGGGCCTGTTGGACCTGTTGGACCTGTAGGGCCTGTAATAACTGAACCTGCGGGACCTTGACCACCTGCGGGACCTGTTGGACCTGCGGGACCTTGACCACCATTTACACCTGATGAACCCGAAGTACCATTCGAACCTGCAGCACCTGTTGGACCTTGTGGACCTTGTGCACCCGTAGGGCCTTGAGCACCACTTGTACCTGATGACCCTGATGTTCCTGAAAGACCACCTACACCGCTTGAGCCTGAAGTTCCTGATGTACCACTTGAACCTGATGTAGCATTAGAACCATTAGTTCCTGCTGTACCATTTGAGCCTGAAATATTACTAATATTACTAATTCCATTTGTACCTGATGTTCCTGAAGTAGCTGCAGAACCATTTGTTCCCGATGTACCACTTGAGCCTGATAAATCACTTAATCCTGAAGTACCTGCAGAACCATTCGTTCCTGAAGTACCACTTGATGCTGAATTTCCGCTTGTTGAGTGTTGACCACTTGTGCCATTAGTTCCTGAAATATTACTTGTTCCGTTTGTCCCATTCTCTGCAGCTAAAGATACAGTCCATTGTGAAAAAGTACCACTACC